NTATCTCACTTGATTTTCATACAGTCCGAATATTTTAAATAAAGTGTCATTTCCTGTAATTATCAAGTTAGTTCTACCTCCGTTGTTTTTAACAGTAGATAGATTGTCTCTAATCAACTCGTCTGTTAGAAATCTGTCTGTTCCAGAATTATCATCACTTACTGCGTCTGACCACGAACTTGCAGACCTATCTATGTTGTAAATGTCTTCGTCTCCAGCTGTATAGGAAAGATTTGTGATTAAACTTGCATAGCTTCCTGTTACTCTGTCTATTGATTCAAAGTTATCTCCAGCTAATGTATTTGCATCTACACATAACATCTCGTTTATTCTCTTTGCGTGAAGTGTAGCGAAGTAACCTCTTAAAAATTCCATGTCGCCTAGTGCGTCGTCTCCTTTTTGGACTAATCCTTCGTGTATATAGGATACGTCAAACGTATGTACTATTTGCTTTGGATTTGTTTCAATCTCTGCAAAGGTTGGTTTAATCGTATCTGGAATAGTTGCGTTTTCTACTACTCCGCCAGTAGCTGTGCTTCCAGCGTCTGCTGTGATTACCCTCCAACCACTCCTTTCCCAAGGTCTTTTAGGAATTAAACCGAATACATTTGCTTCGTTATTTAACTGGCTAAACGCTTGAGCTCCAAATACTGCATTGAATACGCCTGTTGTACTTGTAAGAACAGGAGCGTTTACTTTAGTAATCATCTGAGGGCCGTAATATCGCTCTAATAACTGTCCGATTGTTTTTAGTCTTCTAACCATTTAGATCACCTCCTCATTCATCCAGTCATCTACGTGTTTGTGTACCTGATTCCAAGTCTTTCTGGTTTTGCCTGTAGCTAAATCCATAGCTAACTTGGAAATCTCATCTGCTTTATTCACAAAGTTCTTAGGGCCGGATGGTCTTGGTGTAGAAACTTTATTCACAAAATTGTCTTTCATCTTGTCAAATTTCTTCTCTAAGTTTTTTACTCTCTTAAAAACATCTGCGTCATTAGGATCTTCAGGTTCTGGAGGTTCAGGCTGGTCTTTAGCTGGCTCTTCTCCTGCTATATCTCCAGCAGCTTCCTCTTTTTCAACTTCTTCTTCAGGTTTATCTTCTTCCTGTTTCTTCTTTTTCTTTTTCTCTTCTTCCTCTGGTTTTTCTTCGTCTTCTTGCTTAGTCTTTTTCTTTTCTTCTTCAGGTTTTTCTTCGTCTTCTTGCTTAGTCTTTTTCTTTTCTTCAGGAACTTTCTCTTCGTCTTGTTTTGCTTCTTCTTCTTCTTCTTTCTCTTCTTCTTCTGGTGTATCTTCTTTTAGCTTTTCAAGTATCTTCTCGAATTGAGAAATAGCTTTTTTAATTTTCATATTATCACCTTCTTTGATTATATTCTTTTTAAGATTGCTTTCATTTATATACTTTTTCTTTTCGACATTTTTCCAGAATTTTTCTACTTCAGATTTCTTATTTAACTGTGTTTGACATACTGCAAAAGCGGACTCTTCTTTAGTTCTTCCTTCTTTAGGTTTAAAATCAGGGTCATTCATAAGATGTTGAACACATCTATCGAGCTCAGCTGGTTTCTTAATTTGGCTTTTATTAGATTTAGCTACAACCGAGTAAGCCTCAGTAAGTGCAAGTGGATTGCAAGGGTCTTTTACACTTGCCGTTTCGAACTGTTTAAAACCTTCAAGTACTTTAGCTTTTTCTCCAGTTACTTCGTCTATTCCTCTAGATTCTCCTGTATTGAAACCGCCTACACTATCTCCTTTTCTTTCTCCGCTTTGAATTTCGTTCCAAATCTTATCATCAAATTCGTTATGTGCAAAGGTTTTATCTAAGTGAAGTACTCCAAGTGACTTAGTCTCTGGATGTTCCATTACTTTATAAGCAATCGTTTCTCCTATTACTCTGTTTGTATGTTCGTCTGTTCTAGGTCCGTGTCTTTCAAGTAAAGTGTCTTGTTCTTTTACAATATCTTCAATTGGAATTAACTCTCCTGCATTGTCTTTACACTCGACACTAGCCCAAGTGACACTTATTCTGTCTTTTGCGTTTTCAACTGTTCGCTTTATTTCATCTAAATCGTCAGAATTCTCAAATACATTCATTACTTCTTCTGTATCATAACCTTCTTTTTTTCCTTTACTTGTGAATATTATTTTCATATTCCTAACTCCGTCTTGGCCTGAGATATTGCGGGTTGAAGATAAGGGTCTGGACTTTGCCCTCTTTCTGCCAATGACTTTGCTATATTTCTTGAGATTCGTTTAATTTCAGATTCTTTTTTTATTCCTAGTTTTCTTCTAACCCATTTATGTAAATCTTCAGGTTTTACTACTTTTCCTGCATTTCCAAACTCTACATCTTCTGCGTAAGGAGCTGGAAAAACGACGTCTTTCTCTAAAAATCTTCTGTTTACGTTAGATGTTTTGGCTAAATTAAACGTATCGCTTGTAATCACTTCTTTACTTTCTTTGCTTTTAAACACTTTAACGTGAGGTCTTACTAGATTTTCATTGCTTAATTGAAATATTCTATCGGCAACCTCATTCATAAATTTATCTACTTCGCCAAGTACTACTTCTTCAGGACTTGCCATAATTATTATAGAATTAGTTAATTTATATACTTTTCCTATTTTAATTTTGAAATGATTGTATTTTCCTAGCAACTTTTTTAAACCACTGTTTAAGGGCTTCTTCTCTTGCCCTTTCGAATCTTCTTTGACTTTGTCCTCCTTGGTCTTGTTTTCTAGGAACATTAGATTTCTTATTAAATAATGTAATTATTGACTTTCCTTTGAGCATACCAATAGTGCAATGGTTAGCATCCATAGCGATTAATAAATAGTTATTTCCTTTAGGAATTTCTGGAGCTATAAATTCATTACCACAATGATAAATAAACTCCTTTAAAGGATATTCAATAATTTCTAGATTAGAACCATTCCATAGAAATACGTATCCTTCTTGATAATTAACTAATATTTTATTTAAACCTTGTATTATTGAATTTCTTGTCTCTTTTGACTTTATATTTTTAGCTAGAGATAACTCTTTCTTAATTCTTTTTCTTACATTTTTCCCTTTTGGTATTGCTAATGTTATTTTCATTTTAAAATTGTGAAGGGTAGGAATCGAACCTACACCGCCTCTACACTAAGCAATGCCTTTCCTCCTCTCACGAGTTCTTAACACCCTATGCTTTTGTGCCGAGGTGCCTCAGAAAGGTATTATTCATTCACGGCTTTAACCGACTATCCGTCCTCCTTCACATTTTATACAACTGACAGAACAAGTATTTAAATCTTTCTAAATCGCAATCAAACTATCTATTAGCTTTTTGTGTCCTAATCGCTGAAAAACAGGAAGATTAAGGCTTTTTTTGAATAAAACCGCTGAATTGATGTCAAAGTTATGGTAGTCAATCTTCTTTACTGAGGAATTGACATCGAACTCAGCGGTTTTTTGGAATAAAGTGGGGGATTTTAAATCGTAGTTTTCTGTTTTGATTACTTCAACAGGAGCTTTTACTTCAAAATATAACTCTTTATGAGCTGGAATTTCTAATTCTACTTCTTTTGGTCTTCCTGCTCCTCCTCTAGTAAGCCATCTGCCGAAGCCTTTAAGTATTATCTTGTTTAAATTCCAAAATCCTTTAGTGAATATTCTGTTCATACTGGTTCTCTCTTAAATACATTGTTTTTGCTTGGATTTCCACTTTCGTCAAATAGATCATAAGTTCTAAGAGCCGTAGTTGCATCGTCATCGTATTCAATCCATTGTGTGTTTACAATTTCCCATTTGTTTGTAGCTATCTTTCTAACTTGAGTCACTTCATTGTTTTCATTCGTTCCAAATACGTATCTGTCTGAACCTGAGAGAGTTGAAGTTCCGTCTGCTCTAAACGAGTATGTATTCTCTTCGTTATAACTTGTGAAATTGTATTTATACCAGCCATCTCCAACTTCTGTCATAGCTGCGTCAGTTACTACAAGTGCTGTACTGTCTACGTTTCTTATTCTTATCGTAGGAGAAAGTCCTGTCTTTGGAGTTCCACCATCTGAAAAAAATGCAGTTATAGTTAGAGTTCCCATTATCTCTTTGCTACGGCCATTAAATCATATAAACCGTCACTCCTTTTTTTGTAACAAACTGTATAACCTGGATAACTTTTTAAAAGCAATGTTTTTCTAACTCCTTCAAGTCTGTAATCATCGGAAATAAGCGTTTTTTCATCTATTCCTTTAGTACCCATAAGTAAAATGTCTCTCATTACTTCAACTATTCCGTTATCGTTTTTATCTACATTTGTCCTTAAATTTACTGAACCATCCATCGTCCTAACTGGCATACTCCCCAAGGAGAGCTTCCACATATTTCATAATGACATCTGGTTCCTGATATACAAACACAAGTTTCTATTCTGCTTGGATTAGTAGAGCAGTAATACTCTTCAGAAGTTGAGGATTCTTGACTTACTCCTCTTAAATTTTCTAAGATTTCTATTCTCTCTATTAATTCTATAATAGCGCCCTCACAAACTGCTATTCTTTCGCTACTACTTAACCCAGTTATTGTTTTAGTTGCACATTCTTCTTCATAAATCTCTTTAATATTTTCATTTGTTATATTTATAATAGTCCAATATTCTTTAGGTATTCTATCTCCATAACAATAGTTATTATTATTATTTTTAAAAGTATAACAATATTCTACCCTATCAAAAACTCTCCAACAGTTTTCATTGTCCTTAACAGTAACCTCTCTTTTTGCGTAATGTTTGTCATAATCTATACCTTTATCAGATTTTAACCATTTACCTGAATTTTTAAATAAATCAATTGCATTTCCCTTATCTTTATCATATACCTTCGACATTTCAACTGCTTCTCCATAAATGATAGTTGCATAACCAGTATTGTTCTTAAAAATAAAATCTCCAGTAGTTGAATTTGCTATCATATCTGAACCATCCCAGTAAAATTCTGAGTCTTGTCCTTCTCCAAAAATTATCTTTTGATTATCTGAATCTAGGGCAACTGTTCCACCTTCACTCCAAACAAAATATCCATCTCCTGCATCGGCAGCATCTACCTGAACAAAATTAAGTGTTGCACTA